GAACTGTTCAAGCATCAGCGGATTATTTCACTAAAGCCGACTATGGTGGTTTCGGCTGGAAGAATAGCAGTAATACAGTAACAAACTACTTATATCTTGATGATGACGACAGTTATATTCATTTTCAGCTCGGTGAAGGTTTAAAGTTAAACAATGATTTTGAAGTTGCAGGAACTGTTCAAGCATCAGCGGATTATTTCACTAAAGCCGACTATGGTGGTTTCGGCTGGAAGAATAGCAGTAATACAGTAACAAACTACTTATATCTTGATGATGACGACAGTTATATTCATTTTCAACTTGGTGAAGGTTTGAAAATAGATAATGATGTTATATTCACAGATGGAATAATATATGGAGCCGTTGTGGGTAATTACGGAGTATGCTCTACTGCATCTTCAACAGCAGCTAAAACTGTTACAATAGATGGATTTAGGCTTGCAACAGGAGTACAGATAAACGTCAAGTTTAGCAATAATAATTCTGCTTATCCTATAACACTTAACGTATCTGACACAGGAGCAAAAACTATTAAAGCATACGGAGATAGTACAGAGCAGGATTTAATAGAACAGATAAAAGCAGGCTCGATTATTCCTTTAGTATATGACGGAACTTATTGGATAATACCTACTACTCCTACAATGTATTAATAAATTTAATTATAAAAATATGGCAGTTTTAACAGTAATACCAACTACAGATGTAAAGCTCAACGACGTCAGGGACACGTTGAATGTAAATGGGGGAAGTGTAAATAACGATCTATCTACTTTCTTTACCGATGGTACTCAATCAAGGCAAAAGTGGGCTGGCGATCCCCTCGCCTTAGTAACTTATTACCCTAATGCTAAGATTAACCGATGGGCAAAATACAAACCGTATCGTCATGTAAAACCAGCAGGTGACTTAGGTATAACAGCAATAAGGAGCTTAAATTTTGGTTTATCAGCAACAAGCTTTACGGCCACAGAGTCAGGTGGAGATGTTGTATTTACCGGATTTGCTATATGGGCTTATAATATGCCTGATGGCTCTGATTTATATCCTATGCGATTAGAAGATTTCAGGGGTTATAATCCTGCTGCCATACCGGCTATTAAACCTCCTGCAGAGATTTCATGGAATGTTGCTGATGGTGGTGATTGTCCAAACATAGTTATACCATATCGCTATAATGAGACTATCAATGCATCTGCAACGGATGCGATGGAATGTGAAGTATCGGGTGTTGTGGGTGGTAATGCCTATTTATGTGTAATGGCAAAAGGTAGTAACAATCCTTATCTTTTTGTTGCTAATGCAGCAGAAGCGATGAGTCTTAAAGGTGGTGGCACAACGTCACAGGCATCTGTCATTGAATTACGTAAATTCTCCCTTCTTAATGGTATATTGGATAATCCAGATATTGTTGTTCAGGCACCGGATAGCTATGCTTATGGAGCAAAATATACGCTTCATGTAGGGATAAATATCATTAGTAACAGAGTATTAAACAAAGTATTTCACCTGAGCACATTAGATTTATCGACACTAGGAACATACGGATCAAGCGGTGCTGATGATATAAATTATAATGGTGTAACGAATGAGGCAACCGGTGTCTCTACATTTAAAAATATGCCATTAGGAGAAACGACAATAGACTTTTATCGCTATTCATTGCTAAGTTGGATGTATGGTATAGTAGGTGGTATAACGATACGCAACTATAATCATACGGATATATATGCAGATGTATTAAACATAGGAACAGGAGTAAATGCCATTCATGAAGCCTATTACAACTTCTTTCAAGCCACATATAGTAATTACTGCGATGTGGAGTTTACTATACGTATAGCTAATAATGGTGCATCTTTGTCAATAGGTGGCAGAGTATTTACAAAAGGCAAGGGTGGTGCTATAACTATAACATTATCGGATAGAGGTGCTAATTCACTTGTATTTTATATCAACAATCATGAGTCTGCTTCGCCATTATGGTTGCCAAGACTCAGGGCATATAAGAATGGTTCAAGCTATGTTTATACACAATTCGAAGCTGATGAGATGGGGCTTGACTATGGATATAGTGCTGATACATGGAAAAGTGTGTATAGTAGTGTAGGAACATTGTTGGGCTTTATAACCGCTAAGGCTACCAATCAAATAACATATGATGGTCTTGTATGGACACGAGATGCCACAAGCGATAGATATGTATCAGAGGTAGGAGGTAAGAAGTATGGGTTGTGTTTAAGCGGTAGCGAGCCGAATTACAGTAATTCAGTTATGATTGGTTCGGGTGTTGTTGCGGACTATGCAGTACGTCTACGGGTTGATAATGCCGAATTTCCAAGATGGGTAGGAGGAGCCGCAGAGAGAAGTGAGTTGATAGATTTTTTCATATTCAATGGATATAAAGTTACAAAGATAAAAGATTCCGGAGACCCTATCCAATATCCTACATATATTCAGAAGTTGCCACGTCTGGATTCATATATGCAGATGGAATGCTCTACTGCTGCTGCAACGGCAAGAAAGAATATGTCGTATACTGGTGGTCGCTTTGCCACATTAATAGATGGAGATAGGCTAAGTGTTGACTTTACTTATGCTAATACAGCTAACGATCCAACGATATATATGTATTCCAGCTCTGAGGGAATTGATACACTTGAATATCCTGTAGAGGGTCCTATAACGGCAGGCATAAATAATTTCCACTTTACAACAGCTGGAATAGACCGATGGGTAAAAGAACCAAGTTGATTAATAGATAAAGGCGAGTTAGATATATTTATATTTTTATTTGAAACAAAAAATTACAATTATGGCAACAACAATTACAAACAAAAGAACATTATTTGATGTGGTATCTGAAAGTGGGACATTGAAGCTGCAAGGTACGGCTACTATTACGCCAGAAGCCAAAGTAAAAGACTTTAATGCTTCTATCACTGATGGCAACAATCATGTAGGGCATACGAACTACAGCGAGGATGGTGTAAATCTGCAAAGAAATATCTACTGTCCTATTGCCGACCATGCAGATGTAAGTACATTATTGGATGCTGCAGTAGCAGACATCAAAACAGAATTCACCGTTTAATATTAACCAATTAAAAAACAAACAAAGATTATGAGAACAAGGAATGTAGTAGAAGCTTATAACATCTTAAAAGGTGCAAAGCTGGTAAAATTATCTAAAGAGGAAATGTTCGACATTATCTCCAGCATGATAGAGATGCGCCCTATCGTTGATAAATTTATCAAGGACACAGAGGAAGCAGAAGATAAGATGAAGGGAGAGAAACATGAGCAGCTTATAGAAAAGGCAACAAGACATAACAATGCTATACAGGCAAAGAATGAGAAAGAGCTGTTAAGTGCAAAAGAATTGGCAGAAGTAAATAAATATTTTCAGGACTATCAGAAGAAAGTCAATGATTTTCGTGAAGCTTTAGGCGAGAAAGATGTTGCTATATCTGTAAAGAAGATGAGTGAGGATGTCTTATTTAAGCTTGTAGAGCATAATGATAGCTTGACTGTTGAGCAGGTAATGGTAATTAAAGAAGTTATAGGGGGATAAATTATGTTTACAGTACAAGGAAAGGTTATAAGGAATATTGAGACAAAGGAAGGTATAAGTAAGAAAGGTACACCATATAAGGTATCGCAATGGCTTGTTGACATAGGTCAGGGTGATGGAAAATCTGTAATAGTGCTAAAGACATTTGGCGAGTTAGGAGATCAGTTGCAGGAGGATTATCGTTATAATTTTATCTTTTATATCAATACAAGAGAATATAACGGTAAATATTATACAGAGTTAAGTCTTAAAGAATGCAGCATTTTAGCGACCGAAACAGCACAGGGGTGTACAGAGTATCGCCCAGGTCAAGTAAGTGCCGCAGAAGAGCCGGAAACAGGTCAGGAGAGTGCATTATTATCTTTCTTAGAACAGGTAGACAGCAACGAGAAGAATGATTTACCATTTTAAAGGATTACAGCTATGGCAGGATGGATAAAAAAAGGAATGATCGTAGTGAGTATGACGAATATTGACATACCTTTAACGGTGGAAGATTTCATCTATAAGAGTGGTGAGTTTATTGACAAGGAAGGTAATAAGTACAGGAAGAAATGTCTTATAGGAGTACAGTGTTATCGTTACGATGAGAACAAAGTACGCATACATGAAAGGTTTCATAGCAAAGAGCTTGTTCCTCATGAGGTAGCTTTAAAAGGTATAATGGAGGCGTATTCATTTCATGCACGTGATGATAAATATAAATCGTATTGGGAATGAATGATCTGATATATCTAGAGGATGGCAAGGTAAAAGTTTCTGATAGTGCTATGCAGATACAGGAATTCAAAGACTTTAAGCGATATGATAGGTCTGCTAATGGTGTATTCTTTCAGAAGGCTATGAACTATATATTTTTTGTATATAAAGTTTTTGGGAGTAATAGAGAGAGTAAAAGCTATTTATCTAATCTGCCATTAAGCCAACGAAAGATTATTGCCACAAAGACACACTGCCAGCCTTATAGTTTATCCGATATGGAAGAAAGCAAGTACGTTAAGGCGTGTGTTGAGGCGTACTTGCTATATTCCAGAACACAGTCAGAGCGACTATTAGATGCGCTTAAAGAGGATTTAAATCGCTATATTGAGTATGTAGAGACTATTCCTCTGGAGATAAAGAAGACGGTAAATGTAGAAGTAAATTACAATGACAGCAAGGGAAATAGGAGAACTGATATTGTTCCGGTAGAAGTAGAGATTCCTAATGTAGAAGTACGTCTAAAAGGAGTAAAAGATGTGCAGACATATAGGGAGATGTATAGTAAGCTGGAACAACAAGTAGACAGAGATCAGAAAATTAAACAAACACAGTCAAGACTATTTGAGGATCCAAATGCAACAAAAATGATTCACATAGAAGGCTTCTCTGTGGCAGACAAATGAACGTAGATGATACTAGCGGAAATTATTGAAACAACTACAGCTATAGGTAGAATATCGGGTAATATTGATGAGTATGGCTTTATGTCAGTGGCTATGGCAGTATTTCTTCTCGTTACTATGGGGTTATTCTTAGGAACGAACAAGAGATATAATCGTATGTTTGAACAGGTTCTTCATGCTAATGAGAAGAAAACAGATGACATAAATAAAAGTATGCAGGACTTAATTCAGCGCATGACAGAAGTATTGATGATAGTAAAAGAAAATCAGGAAGGTATTACAGAGAGAGCGAAACATGCGCAAACATATACCGGAGCGATGAAGATCATCAAAAACTATCTTAATGCAACAAAGCTGGAAATAATAAAATATACAAACAAGATTATAGAGAAAAATTGTATTGATAATACAGCGATGGTGCGTAAGAAGATTGATGCCATGATTAGGGGTATTCAAAAGAAGCGTTCGATTGACCTAAGAGAGTTTACCTATTCAGATATATGTTTCAGTGACATTATACCAGTAATAAATCTTAATGATTGTGATATGATCACAGCATATGTACAGAGTAAGGACAGAAACCTCGACAAGTTTATCGGTGAGCTTGATGCAATATATAACGATGTACTTAATGAAGTAGAAGCAAGATTTTTAGCCAGTGGAGGAGACTAAGTTAACATATCTCGGAGATGTCTTATCCTCTCACCCTGAATGGGTTCCGGATTGGAATAATGATTGTCGTACCAATGATTTCGTTGATACACGACGTTTCTCGCCTGTTATCTATGATGAACGTGAGGCTATGCCAGATAGGAATAATCCCGAATATGATGCTTGGTGGTTAGAGCAATATAAGAGATGTATAACCGGTTATGTAGTACCTAAAGCAACTCGCAGAGGGCACGATATATGGATACCAGGAAGATATTATTTCTATCTTAACTTCTGGAAGATACAGGCAAAATTAGATGGTGTTAATAGGAAAGGGTTACGTAATCCACGCTTTACAAGTTTAGACTATTTTAAAGCCATGAGCATAGAAGTAATGTTTTTGGAACGTGTAGATCAGGCATATGGTAAGGCAAGGCAGAAAGGGTTCAGTGAGTTCATAGCAAGTAATGTCGCATATAACTTCATCTTTATACCATATAGCATCAATGTTATTGTTGCTGGTGTATCTGATTATTCAGAGCACACTATGGAGAATGTAACACGTGGGTTAGATGATCTTGCAACAACAGAGTTTCATAAAAGACGATCACCAGACAGAGCTTCATTTAAAAGAGCAATGTACGTAGAAAAGATAGAAGATGTAGACGAATATGGTGTAGGTATGGGCACATATACTACAATGCTTAAAGGCTATGGTTCAGAGATATATTGCTTAACGGCAAAAGATAATACGCAGGCGGTTTCTCGTCTTACACCATTTTTCATCGTATATGAAGAAATAGGTAAATGGAAGAAAGGCAGTCTTATAGAAACAACTGAATTTGTTGCACCATCACTAAAGGCAGAGGGTGAAAAGACAGGATATCAGGTGATGATAGGTACCGGTGGTGATATTGAAGAATCAGTAACGGATGTACAGAAGATAATGTATAACCCTGCAGCATATGGAATAAAATCATACAAGAATATTTTTGAGGAGGATTTATCTGTTACAACAGGTGAGGTAGGATGTTTTATTCCTGGATATTTATTCGAGATAATAGATGATGATGGTAATAGTCTTATTGCTGAATCAATAGCATCTATTCTCAAAGACAGGGAAAACAAGTCTAACGAGCAACAGTATAGAGCAGCTACACAAAAGCCACTGTATCTCTCAGAGATGTTTATGGTGGCATCGGGTGGTTACTTTGGTAGGGATATAGCAGCACGCCTTAATGACAGAAAGAGGTTTATTCTTAACCATAAAGAGTTGCAGGTAATATCACGTTATAATATTGAATGGATAGATCATTTAGATTGGAGTAAGGGTGTACGTGTAGAGCCTGATGAGGATGGTGTATTCATTATAATAGAGCATCCGCAAAAGGATGAAGGGGGAAAGCATTATATCAATCTTTATAATGCAGCTACAGACTCTTACGATAAGTCAGAAAGTGAGACATCAGAATCAAAGGGGTCGTGTACTATATGGAAGAATTATCTTAATGCTAATAGCACATATCGTTTTTGGGTGGCACGTCTTACACAAAGACCGACAGAAGAAGAGGGAGGTTCTCCGAAGTTTTATGAGAATACAGTAAAGCTTTGTGTATATTATGGCTATTGTCAAAATCTCATAGAGTATTCCAATGTCTTGATATTTGACTACTATAAACGTTGGGGTATGGAGTATCTGTTAAAGGAGAGGCCATCATTAGTTATATCACAGTATGTCAATGATCCAAAGGCTCATCAACGTTATGGTGTAGAGCAATCCTTTATACCGCATGCATTAAAGATGCTCAAAGAGGAGTTCAGAGCTGATGATTATGCTTTAATACATAGGTTATACGATATAGAGATGATAGAGAAGTTCATAGCTTTTCGTACTACTGATGGTTACAACTGCGATATAACAATAGGGTGTGCCTTGAACATAGCGGCAGCAACAGAGGATAGGGAGCTTGATGTATATCGGGAAGAGGAAGAAGAAGATAGTGAAGATTTTGGTGGCTATACTATAGGGGTAAGCAATATAATAAGTAGATTATGATAAATACATATCAATTAATACCGGAAGAAGATAAGGGCATAGGCTGGATTAAACGTACAGCTTTTGAAATTATCCAGGAAGCACAGACGGCTTTTGTAAAAGATTTGGAGAATCTGAAAAAGTTATGGGATGTCTATAACGGTAATTTTGATGCTAAAGTATATGATTATCTTACAAAGGTAGAAGATGATCTTGCATACCCTGCAAAAGTACGTGATATGGGTGCAGAACTTGTTATGTCCAAGTTACAGATATTAGAATCTGAGCAGGCACGTCGTAAGCCACGTTTTAAGGCTTCTGTAACAGATGAGCGTTCTTTACAGAAGAAATATGAGCAGCGCATGAAGGCTGTCTTAGATGCTATAGATGCAAGTCTGGAAGAGCAGTTTGCTATAATGGATAGCACCATGCAGCAGATACAGGATGAGTTGGGTGATATGGAGCAACGGTTACAAGTGCAGCCTGAAGATGAAGAAACCGCAATGCGGCTTGAAGGCTTACGTGCTAATATGCCATTGATACGTCTTGAATATGGCAAGATGCTACGTACTATACAACGGCAGAAAGTGAACATGGAAGATATTGCCAACAAAGTACGCAACTTTAAAAGATACAGTGAAGTAGAAATAGTAGAGAATATCGCCAATGCCTTTATTAAGTCACTATTGAAAGATGCTAATCTAAGAGAAGATTTTAATGCCGGTATGCGGGAGAAGATTGTCACAGGTCAGCCTATGTATCTCGTTGATTATAATGAAAAGACAGGCAAGGTGGACTTCCATGTACAGAGTGCTATGAGAGGGTTCTATTCACGCTCATCAAGTAATAGATGGACAGATGAGGGTGATTGGTGCTGTACTTTAGAGTATATGTCTATATCGCAAATAATGGCTGAGTTTGATTTAGAAGAAGATGAATATAAACAGCTAAACAGTTATGTTACAGGTGATACATCTGCGCTGTATAGCTATAACTACAACATAGCGGTCTTTAATCCTGCCGATAGCGAGGAACGTCAACACGGTGGTATTCCTGTTTGGCGTGTATGGTGGGTCTCTCCTCGTGAATGGTGGTGGAAACGTTCACCTTCTAAATACAGAGAGGGCGCATACTATAATCATGTAATAACAGATATACGTAAGGCTAAGGTAAAAAAGACAGAAGAAGTAACAAGGCATATTGTTTATGATAGATATAGTGCTGTAATACTTGGCAACATCATTTGTAAGACAAAAGGTGTAGATGAGTATGTTTACAGGTCAGTAGATAGGCCTGGCGTTCCATATTTGCCACTTGTAGCACGAACATATACTGGAGCATCAGAACAACCTAATTCGCTTATTAAACGCACCGAAAACTTGCGAGAGCTATATAATGTTATATGGTATTGTTTAGAATTGAATATTGTTCTTTCTGGTGTTAAGGGAATGATAATGGATAAGTCACAGAAACCTGAGAAGATGAGTACAAAGAAATGGATGTACTATCGTCGGTTGGGTACTATGTGGATTGAGACCATGAAAAAGGGTAGAAAGATACCTGCCACTTTCAATCAATTTCAGAATTACGATGACTCATTATCGCAATCAGTGCAACTTACATGGGAGTTGTTAGGTGGTATAGAGGCTATGATAAGTCGCCAGATAGGTATCACTGACCCACGCTTGGGACAGACTGTTGCCAAAGATCCGGTACATAATGTTATGATGTCGCAAGAGCAATCATCATTAATAACAGAGATACAGTTCTTTGATGCAGACCTTGTATATTCACGTGCTATGTCGCAATATCTGAATCTTGTATTACGCTATGAGCTAAAGAATGGAAAGGTTATTAATTATCTTGATGAGAATCAGGAGGAGATATTATTCCGTATGCCTGCAAACACATTAGATAAAAGTGATTTTACTATACATGCCTGGAATAACATACAGGAAGATCATATGCTTGATATGATACGGCAGAGTGCCATGAGTCAAATGCCTATAGATGGTATTGCTGCACTTATGCGTGTTGATTCGTTGGCAGAGATGGAGAACAGGCTTGCAGAGATAGTCACAGAACAGGAGAATAGGCAGACGCAGTCACAGATGCAGATAGACAATAACAAGGCCGAACAGGAGCAGCGTACATTACAGTTACAGGCAGAGATAGAGCAATATGCACAGCAGATGACAATGCAGCTTGAACAGGCTAAAATGGAACTTGAAAAGATAAAACTGGATAGCGAGTTGCAATATAAGCAATGGGAGATACAGTTTAAAGAAAAAGAACTGCAAGCTAAAACCGATCTTCAGTTACTTGGTGTAGCTAGTGAGAACCAAGTTGAAACAGCTTACTTACAAGAAACAATGCGTAGTAATAGGGTACAAGAGGAATTGGAGCTTAACAGGCAACGCATAGAAGCTTTAATGAACATAGGTAATATGCAGGTACAGAAAGAAACAGTAGATAAAAAAGCACAAGTAGATATAAAGAAAGCAGAGTTATCGGCTACACGCAGGAAAAACAATATAAAGGACTAATTTAAAATTTAAGGACAATGAAAAAAGAAAATGTAATTTTTATGAATGAGGAAACTCAGGAAGGTGTTCAGGGTGCTACCATGTCACAAGAAGAGATAGCATCACGATTAGGTGTGCCAGAAGGTGCAGTCATTGAACAGACAGACGTAGCAGTAGAAAGAACTGAAACGCCAGAAACAGAAGAAGGCCAACAGAGCGATTTTAAGCCATCTTCTTATTGGGATATAGTCAAGGATGTCGAAGGCTTTGAAATGCCCGCAGATGTCACCGCAGAGAACGAGGAGGAACTATTAAGACCATACATAGCTAAGAAGTTTGGCATAGAGATACCAGAGCCGGTTAAAATAGAAGATATTCTGCATCCTGTAGCTAAGAAAGTGCAGGATATGATAGAAAGTAACCCGCAATTATCGGTATTGGACATTGCCAAAGAACTATCAAATGATATGCTTGATGTAAGTCACATGACAGAAGATCAACTTATACGTATGGACATTTTAGATCGCTTTGGATTATATGATGAAGAAAAGAATCCTGACGGTGTTACAGAAGAAGAAATAGAAGACTCGATAGAAAAAATGTCACGTTTGGATAAGAAACAGCGTGCCGCATTGATAAAGGATAACATAAATGCAAAGAATGAAAGTAAGAAATTGGAGTATGCAAAGGTTGTAGAACAGCAGCGGGAAAAGGCTTACAACGAATATTTACAAACAGTAGAAAAAACTTCTACAAAATTACTTGCAGATTTAAAAGATACAACCGATATTTATGGCGTTAAAATCAGTCAATCTGATCTGAACGACTACATAACAGAATTCAAAGAGTTTTTAAAACCCGACAAGGCTACAGGAGAAAGAAAATTAGACCAATGGTTGTCAAACGATCAGAAGCTTTTCAAACTATTTGTACTTGATGTCATGCAGGGGGAAGACTCAATGAAAGAACTCATCACACAAGGAAGGGAATCGGCGAAAGAAGAGATACTTAATAGGTTGAAACTCACGCCACCCAAAAAAGGAACACAAGGAACAAGATTAAACATGCAAGATCCGGAGACTCTACGACTAAAGCTAGGTTCACCGGAGGGAGCAATACAATAAATTATAATATTTTATATAATGAGAATTTTACCTGGTGCGCCAAGAGAATTTGCCAATGAAACTCCGACAACTGCGCACATGTCGAACTACTTGATTAGTTATCCGGAAATGTTACCCCAAGTGTTTACTGCATTTGATATGGAAATCTCTGCATTTTCATCCTTGCTTGCACGTAGGAATATGTATTCCGGTCCGTTGGCATTGAAACCCGAAAGTAACCGTAATGGTTATAAAATAGTTGGTAACCGCAAGGTTATGTGGAATGTTAAAGGCTTCTCCGAAAGGAAGATACGCTTTGTGAAAGATGCTGTATATGATGGCAGTTATCCTGGTCAATATCAAACCATCATCAGGATATATACTGACAGCAACTGGGCATCACCCAAAGATGTTATTGGTCTTGCCGATGATAACAGAACGCAGTTGTATATTGCAGAAGATCGTTTACCCGAACAAGTGGAGCAAGGATGCTGGGAATATCGTTGTAAGGTGAATACCAATGATCCTACTGATTATGTTCCTTCCGGATTGCTGGCTGCTGGTATGGAAGCCAACATTCTTTATAACCAATATGAAGAAATGTCGGAGACCGCATACGAAAAATATACCTTTGACGAAAAGGCATATACCTATCTGACTATCCAGCGTCTGAAATGGTCTATCTCTGGTTCTGCCGCAGAATATAAAGCCAATGCAGTATGGATGCAGCATAATGGCGTAAATATGTGGGTTACCAAAGCCCAGATGGAAATGTTGAAACGTGCCGCCCAATATCGTGAAAACCAAATAATGTTTGGAAAAAGTACTGTAGCTGCTGATGATAAAATCATCATGAAAACTATTGAAGGCTTTGATGTATGTGCTGGTGATGGTATCATGAATCAAGGTGATGGTGCTTGGCGTTTGCCCTATTATGAACTGACAATGAAGCATATAGATACGCTGTTGGAAAATATGGCTATCTATCAGAACTCTTATGGTTCCGAAGTTGCCCTTATCTGTGGTAATCATTTCCGCAGTCGCTTTAATAAGCTTATGCGTAATGAAGCCGGCGTAGATCCTAAAGTTGTTGAAGTCGAAGGACAAGGCAAAGGTATCAATATGGATTATGACTTCTACAAATACAATGGTATCAAGATTATTCCTACCGTTGTACCGTGGTTTGACAGTCCTATCCGTGCATCTATGCTTGGCCCCGATGGTGTACGTACATCGTCTAAACGTGCTATCTTCTGCTCTTTGGGTAATGTTCGTACCAATGAACCTGCTATTGAGCTTCTTGCTCTTGGCAAACGTAACTGGCTGGAAGGCGAAGTAAACGGTATCAATAAGGGAGGCGAAATGGCAAACTCTGTGGATGGTATACACCACCACATATTGTTTGAAACAGGTGCGGCATTGAAAGACCTTAATGGTATTGCCGAAATGTACACTCCGGTATTTGTATCTTAAATAATAACAATAAATAATCATGAAGGATTTAAAGGTAAATAGGAAAGTTGATGCTGCTGTTGCTTCTACTGAAACAGTAAACATTATCGCAGAGCAGAGAACATATAAGACAAGACCATTTTACGTGACACCGATCTATGATGCGGAGACACGTACATATGCAGGCTTAAACATATTCAGTAAAGAGGACATGGAGAAAGCGAATTTTATTGTCAAAGAGAATGAAAGCTATATGCTACAAAATGGTGATAGGCTATTATTACCTAAAGACAATAAAGGACAGTACATCCTTTGTCGTGATCTTATACTGTACGTTATTTACAGTTCGGTACCGGAGATTGCTCTAAGTCGTGCGGAATATAAAAAGGGAATACATTATTTCTATTTGAATAACATTGAGCGCAATGCTGTTATAGAGGTTAGTAAGAAACGCATAGTAGGTAAAGCTTACACAATGCTTTCTGCTGCTTCTATGAAAGACATGAGTGATATGTTGTATTACTTTGGTTTAACACCATTAGAATATTCTGCAGAGGTGGTTGAGAGCAAAGCATACGGTTTTGCTGATGATAGCCCGCAAAAAGTACTTGACTTCTTTGAAAGACGGAGTGTGTCTGATCGCCTGGTATTTGTTAATAAGCTTATATCATATAGGCTTGTATCAAAAGACAGGAATGGATATATAATGTACGATAAGGTTGGTCTTGGTAATGATGTGGAATCTGCTGCCAACTTCTTGTATGATGAAAAGAATGATAAGATCTTTTCCGCCCTTGCTGGTGCGCTTGACGTAAAAGAAGGGCATAAGAACAATTAACAATGGCTACAATAGAAGGATTATATAAACTTGTTCTTGTTGATGTTAGGAAGTCTAAGGTAGGCTCATTGCAGCCTGCTGACTTCAATATATGGATCAACAAGGCTCAGCGTATCGTGGTAGATAATAAGCTGGCTTCAATGGATATTAATACTCGTCACCAAGACGATTTAATGCCCTTACGCAAAAAAGTAGTATTAACACCTGAATTGGAACAGATATATGCCGCACTGCCTATAGACTATTTACGTACAGATGCTATATCATTAACACTCACTAAGGATGATGTTGATTATGATAATGTTTCTTGTTCGTATCTATCTTCAAATAGGTTCGCAAATATTATGAGGAGTCATTATGATAAGCCTTCATTAAAGCTCTGTTATTTTAATTATGGAATAGAGACTATCGACGAACAGGATAAAAGGGTTGTATATGTGTATAAACCGACAGACGCAACTATTACATCTATAAATTTGCATTATTATTGTGAGCCTGCTACTATAGAATACAGTACTGAAAATAAAGATAATGTATTGATATGGAATGAGTCTATGGTAAATGAGATAGCTCAGATGTGTAGCCTTATGTATATAGCAAGTATAGGTGACCCACGTGTACAAACAAATATGCTTATTAAACAACAAACAAATAGTAAACAATAATTACAATGGGAAATTTAAATCGTAACATCACCAAATATTTGATGAACACTGCTGGTGTTGCAGATGTCGCCGCTATCGCTGATGGCAAAGAATCTGGACGCTATAACTTTGTTCTGAAAAAATTTGGTGTTAGTATCCCTGGCAATCTTGCTACGGATGCATATCGTAAAATGAAGGTAAATATCATGCTGCCAAAGACTGGCGTAAAGCAAGTCAGTACACTTGCAATAGCCAAAAAGTATAATCCTAATGTTGCCTCCTATGAGTTTAGCATTAGTATTGTACGCAAGGCTAAATTTGATGGATTCACCAACGAAGTCATTGATGTGATGCATACCTATGACTATGTGAAAACCAATTTCACTACCAACTCGGCTGGTGCTTTTGATGCTGCTGACAAGCATGATATTCTCAGTACTCTTGCTGAACGTATTAATGCTGACAAATCATTAGGCGATAACCATGTGTCTACCGGTGCTGCTGTAGTGGCTACTCTTGACAGTCAAGACGCGGCAACTCTTTTGACATTGACATCAAAAGAATATGGCGTAGCCTTTGAGGTTAGAGTAGATTCCGACTATTTTACTCTTACTAACAGTGTTGCTGCTGAAAATCCTGCTGGCACCTACGAACAGGTAGCCCGCATCTTCTCTGTTAGGGAAGAACACGCTGGTACTACCCCTGTAACTGCTATTCCTGGTGCTACATATGCATTGGTCGAAATTGTGCAATATACTCCGGGTTATGACAATGTTGTGGCTACTGGATATAATATGCGTGAGCAGAAATATCATCTCTATGTAAAGGCTGATTTGATCTCTAATGCAGGAGTGCTGACAAAGAACTCGACTCTTATTGCAGCTCTATATGATGCTACTCTGGATGCAGGGTTCTTCCTTGAAGGTGTTCAGGAAGATGAAGCTTAAATATTAATAGCGTATCATTGATAGTAAAGGAGGGTGGCTGGTGATCTGATCACCCTCTTTTGCTAAATTTTAAACAAAAGACATTATGGCCGGCAAGACATTAGCACAAATTACAGAGTCTATTATAAAGCAAATTAAGCCGCATATAACAGACGATCAGCCCCTGAGTGAGGGTTGGATACAGGATGAGATCAATGATAGCAGAGCGGCCCTTGTACGGCCTTTATATACAGCCAGAGATATGTTCAATGGTTGGCATCAGACATTGGCATTGGAAGCAGAAGATGATTCAAGTATAACAATAGAAGATGAAACGATAGAGTATGAGGAGACATTCAAAAAGATACAACTGCCCGGGACACTTATTGATGGTATGGAATGGAAGAACATACAATATTTAGGAGCACATGGTTATGCTGCTTCGTCAATAGGATTCCAAAGGGTAAATGTTAAAGAGTTTGTGTCGTATGGAAATCATCGTTTTGGCTCTACACATCCATGTTATTTTGTAAATGGTGATGTTATCTATGTAAAGAATTCAGGACAGTATCGATATCTTCTTACGGCCTGCTTTCATGATCCACGTGTAGTTAGTGGTTACAATGTAGAAACATCAGAGTATCCTATACCGCAATCATTACATAGGAGATTAGAAATGATAACATTCCAGCATATAGCGCCTAAGTTAAATCTTCCAATAGACCTTATATCGAATCATTTAGATGAGTCACGTGTAGGTAATATGCAGGAAGCAATAAAGCAATCACTTAATCAGCAACCGGAATGAACACACTATTTCTCACTACGACAAACAGGTTTCTTGATAACACTGGCACATGGCGTTATGAGAATGTTTCATGGCCTGTATATAAGGAAAAGGATTATCGTACCTATAGCGTGAAAGATGTTGATGGTACGTACTTTGATTGTGATATTGATAACTGCATACTTAGTCCTATACCATCACAGCTGGCGAATATGGATCCTGTAGAGTATAATTATCTACGTAGGGTGCCGCAGATAGATGATTATAATGGAGCATACAAATACTTCTTTGGAGTAGATCAAAAAAATAATACTACCGGTCAATACGCTCATGGTGTCTTTGACCACGAAAAGAAAAAGGAGATGATCAATGAGATTAGTCACAACGAAAGCCCGCCCGAATCGGTTCTCGAAAGAAACTTATATATTCAACCTGAAAGCGTATGACAGGGATGATCTCTTTGATGACAAGTTATTTCCTGAACGCAAAAGGACATTCGACTATATACTGAGGAGAAGGATTAAACATATAAGTACGACTGAGACACAGAGGGCAAAGACAAAGGTTATTAAAGGAATGGTAAAGCTTATATTCAAGTTTTACATAAGGGCAATAGTAAGAGAGATATTGAATGGTGAGGAGTTCGAGATACCTAAGATAGGGTTTCTGAGGATGTTGACATTTAAGTTCAACAATAAGTATCAGGGTTATAGCAATGAGAGGCAAATTCAGAAGTTGAGTAATCGTAATGATATGCCTGTAATCTGTGACCAGAGAGATATAAAGAAGCATACACGTCTGGAATATTATATTTCATTACATGGTAAGGCTAAGATGCAATTAAAAGAGAAAATCAAACAGGGTGTTAAATATATAAAATAGCTATGGATAGGGGTTTATTTTCAGCCAGAGAAATATATGCTTCTCTTGCAAGTACGTATAAGCGTAAGATAATGGAGTATGACGAGATAACCATTATACGCTGGTGTTCTGATGTGGTAGCTATATTACTTACTGATGAGCGAGCCACAAAGGAAATGGTAGCAGACATGGGTATGCCGGTAAATCTGCAACTTGCCTTGCCTGATGGAATTGTTCAACTAATACGAGTATATGCCACAGACACTAATGCTTTGGTGCCATATTCACATCAAAGCGCATATGTTTGTTTTGAGCCTAAGTATGAGTTTACCAATATATCGTTTCACTATCGGCAGTTGATGATAGAAGATGGTTATCCTTTGATACCACGCGGATTTGAAAAGGCATGTGAAGCATACTGCATTTATCAGATGTACCATGAAGATTATCTTGATGGTCGTATAGATGGGCAGCGATGGCAGGATATATCGAACACAAAAGATTGGGAGATAGAAGCCGCATCTAGGGCGTGGGACAGCATTAATGATAATGAAGTACAGGCGATAAACAAAATCATAGCCAATACAGGTTATAAAAAGTTTGTGCGATGAGTGAACAGATAATAAACAGTTTTAATAAGGGTATGCATAGTGGCATAGATCCTTCCGTATTTCCAGAGGGTTCATATCGTACTATGCGTAATGGTCATATCTTTGCAAGAAATGACAGGGGTTTTGTGGTAACAAATATTACAAAGCCTAGTGCAGCGTTTAGTTTAACTTCGGGATATGTGCCTATAGGCTCATGTGAGTTTAATGGCAAGCTCTATATAATGTCCTATAAAGCTGGCGCTCCATCTATGGTGGAGTTTGGTGTTTATACGCCTGGCGCTACACCGCTTTACAGCCCTTTAAACACACTTAATACAGGCGGAGGTAGTAATAGTCCATTACGGATACCAGCAAGCCTTATAGGATACTCAAAAGAGCATCTGGTGAGCATGTTCCCACGTGTATCATATGATGGTTCAGTAAACCTTTATATATGCGATGGATATAATGCCAATATTGTTGTCAATACAGAAAGAGAATATATAAACACTGCTGTAAATCCATTAGAGGCAAGTGACTTTGCGCAATTCAAGTCATTGGATAGTATGCCGGAAATAGAAGCAGAGGTAATTGATGGTGGTTATATGAAGCCTGGCAATTACTTTTTTGCATTTAGGTACACTACAAAAGATTATAATAGTACTATCTTTTTTAATCAGATAGGGCCTTATTGCATATCAGAGGATGATAGGGGCACATTGGATATTAATGACATAACGCTACCTAAATCTGTAAAGCTTACTCTCACAGGCATGGATGCTGATTACAGATATGTAGAGATAGCAGTATTGCGCTATTTTGGTGAGACAGAAGTGATGAGTAGTGAGATGTATCTTGTAACCAAAAGGTTTATTGCTGATGGAGATATAGTAATAGATGGAACAGAAGATAGGATAAACATTACACCGGAGGAGCTATTAAAGAATAACATACTTGTATCGACATGTAAGAGTCATCTACAGCATAACAACAGATACTTTGGTGCTAATTGGAAGTCAGACATTACTGATCTACATAGTATACTTTCCAGAGCGGCTGCACGTATCATACCGGAGTTTGTTATTGAACATGGTGATGATGATGAGACTATAATAGCTGATGCCTTTGAGAGAGATTATAGAAATAATAATGCATATAGCAAGATGAAATATAAAGCTGGTGAAGCCTATCCTTTTGCTGTCAGCTTTGTCATCTCGGGTAAATATATTACAGATGCATATCCTGTGTGTGGTTACGATGCTAATGAATTTGATAAAGGGCCCGATGACACGATAGGAACAGTATCTCATACGGTGAAAAATGATATTGTACATTCTTCTTTAAATAATACATATATTGGTTATGAACTGTTTTTACAAAACAAGGGTTTATATCGCTTTCCTATGGCTATCATAGGAGGAAAATACAACACATCATTATGGCGTAGAAGATTATATCTTGGCATGATGGGTATAAAGTTTGATACGTCACTATTATCTGATGATCTTGAAGGTATAGATGTTACAGCAGTAATCATTATGCAGGGGGAGAGGGTGAAGAATTGGGAATCACAAGGGCTTGCTATACCTATGATAGACAGGGTGTGTGTTCATAGACCTGAAATATATTCAACAAACTATGATCGAAATATATATACAAATCAGATAATAGCATTGGGAGATGGTGAAAGGAAAGTATTATTTCCCTGGTATCATAGAAGTGTGGCTAATCACTTACAAAACGACACAGATATAGACATCTATAAATATCATAATTTTCCTGTTATAACAGTAAGAGGTACATTAAATTCTCATAATTGGGATCATCCTATAATGAGTTATAAACAATGGGGATATGTGTCGCCATTCCATAAGGAAAATGATTTCGATTTTCATGATACATATTATGATCAGCAAGGCTGGCAGACACATCCTACATATAAAAATATTGGTATTGACTTTAATAATAAAGAGCGTATATATGTGATGCTTGGTGATCCTGGTCCTGATCCTGTTTATTTTGACTATACTATATCTAATAATCAAATGGGAGCTGAGGTGAAGGATTTTGCCTATATATCACCAGACACAATAAATGCAAGAAAGATATTCTCCGGTGTAATACGTTCATTTTGTAAGATACCATCTTATCCTACTGAGAGTATAAAAGTATCTTCAAATAAAATTGCCGGCGTGGTTACAAAACCCTGGGGCGCATCCGGATACAGAGAAATATCAAGAGGTTTTGAGTATGCTATCAACCCAGAGAAAGAAAATGTAGAGGTATTAGCTTATTTTGATGGCGAGAATGTATTGTTTGAAAAGACGCAGATGGAGGCTGTCAATGAAAACAGTATTATACCTGACGATAATGGATGCATTTCAAGAATGAGAAGTGTTTTTGAAGTATTTGGTCCATTGAATCCAGATGATAATGATGAAGATGATACATATTTTGTTACACATATAAAAGGCAGAAGAAGAACAGAATTAATGCAAGCAGGCATTATGTTGAATCGGTTGATGTTGCGTAATGAGTTTCAGACATCAGAGGCCGATATACGAGTGCCTGGTCCCTATCAGAAAAGACCATATCAGGGATGGTATATACCTCTTCAGGAATGGCCTAGCGGTGAAATAGATCTAACGACAATACAAAATGATGGAAATAAATACTTATCCTTGCCTGTAATCATAACTAATATGTCACTAAAGGCAACACCATACTATTATTTTAAATCTACACGAAGCCTATTTCCCCATCTTTTATATAGCGATTTCATTAATGAACGTTATAGATATAGTCCGGAAACTGAAGATTGTTATGCTAAAGCAAAAGAATCATTTACCATAAACAATGAAAGGTATCATCCTATATCTGTTATAACTCCTACTGATATTACAACAGAGGATATTTACAAGGGTGACATCTTTGCACAGGTGGTTACATTCAGGCTTAACAGATGGTCGCATGAGCCTTTACACAACCCGAGAGAAGAAGATTATCGTCATGGTCAGATAGCACAAGTATTCCTTGAATGCACAAAGAATCATAACCTGCGTATCTCTGATAACGAAAAGACATTCTTTCCTTATGCAACACGAATGGGGCATGACATAGAAGATTATGCTTTTAAATCTAATAGTGACAGGTTGATGAATGAATCATGGTCATACAATGCCGGCCATATGGAATTGAGAGGGATGTTCTCTCGTTATGGTATAGACATTAATGATCCTATGGCAACTGCGGATAAGCCTAACAGAGTATATTGGTCATCAATATATACTGATGGTTCATTTGAGGATGCATACAGAGATATTGCAGTAGGTAATTTTAAAGATTTTAATCCAGAGAATGGCATTATACAAAAGATTGTCAAGCATAATGACCGTTTATTTATTATACAAGAGAGAGGCATCTCTCAATTATACGAGGCAAATAGTCTGGAGCAGTCAGAAGATAGTAGTTCTATTATCATAGGCGATCCTGGCGTATTACATCCTAAGACACACGAGTTATCGACATATGGCACACAACACCCAGAGAGTATTGTAACTGGCGCAAATGGAGTATATGGCGTTGACTGGATGCAAAAAAAGATATGGAGCATACAGTTAAAGATATCGGATAGAGGATACTATTTCCATATAGTAGAAGATCTTTTAGAAAGCAAATCACTACGTACATTCTTTAAAGATTTAGAGGGAGCAAGCTATAAGCCCATGAATACATTGGCTAATACGCTATTTGCTTCAACACCAATAGGTATAGCTAGTGGAGCTGATCAAGAGCTTGGCAAAATATATTTTACCTTTCATACCGGTACCAAAATAGAGACATTAGTATATGATGAGAACCAGCAGGTATTTATAGGCTACTATGACTATACTCCGAATATCTATCTCCCATTTAGAAATAAATGTTTAATGTTTAAAGCTGGAAGTGTCAAAGTTTTACAGCCAGAGGGAGCAACAACATATAATAATACTACAGAAGCAGAAGAAGTATTAGGGCCGTTTGTTTTAGAGTTCTATGTTAATGGTATATCGGGTCAACGCAACTTGTCAAATTTACAAAAAGAATATATCTTGCACAGGATATTTGGTTCTGATAATTTATTAAAGCTGGATGAATATGAAAAAGATATAGAGTGGTCTACAGAATATCAGGATAGCAAGTTTATCAGCACAGAGGATAAGGATGAGTTCTGGAGAACACCATACTTTGAAGATCATGTATGGTATGTACCTGTATCAGTAGCAGAACAGGGAACTGGAAATAAAGGGCCAGAAGGTACCGCAGCATATGAATCATTTGAGGCAGGTTCTACTATGCGGGGTGAGTGGTTAAAGGTAAAGCTTACATATAGGGGCAATGAGGAGATATACATAAAGAATATAGTGACAGACATTTTAAATTCATTTTCATAATGGCAATATATAATCCTCCCAAATCAAATAATTGGGGCAGTGTATTACAGGTAGCAGGGGCAACAACTGCTGCTATTGGTGGTGTAGTAGGGGCTACTGGTGTAGGTCTTGCTGCAGGAGCTGCAATAGCAGGCGTAGGAGCAATAATGTCAGGTGTAGGTTCAGCTATTAGCAAGAATGATCGAATCAAACAGCAACAGTATGACATGAATTACAAGGCAAGGGTACAGAGCGATAATGCTTTGCAGTCAAGTATCAGTAATATTAAAAAAATGGCAAATATAAATCTATAACTATGGCAAAGAATATATCATTATACAGACCAAATATTCCAGTGACTCGAAATATGTATGGAGTTCAAATATCTGGATTTATGCCCGAAGAATTAGAGCAGATTGCAGACGCTGCCTCTCGAAAAGCATCTAAAGAAAAAGCGATAAAAGAGAAAGAAAGAAAAGAGTTAGAGCAGAAAAAAGCAGAAGAAGATAGAATAAGAAAAGCCAACGAGGCATGGGTAAAAAATATAAAAGATCAAATTGCTAAAGCAAAAAGCGAAGGCGTAGATACATCTGAATTGGAAAAGCGATTAGCCGAATATACCAGACCTAAGTATCATACTGAAGATGCTAAAATAGATGATAAAATAGATGATACAAGTACGAAAGTGGACATGTTTCCTTCAGATGCAGAGATGCAGGCTATTGAAAAAGAGGCAGAAAGTGAGAAAGAAAATGCGAAAAATATATCACTACCAGAATTTGGTATAGAAGATGTAAAAGGAATAAAATCTTTTGAAGAGATGCAAAAGGTTGATCCTAACATTTCAAAAAAAGATTATCAGCATGCTCTTAATGCATGGTATATAGCACAGCAAGTTGGTGAGAAGATCGGTATCGACCCACGTTTATTATTTGGACAATTTGGAGTAGAGACATTATTTAGAGATAGGTCTGTATTAGAGCAATATAATTATGGCAATATAAAACATTTTGATAAATCGAATAAAGTTGCAAAGCAGTATGAAGGACAAAAGGCATATAAAGATAATATAACTGGTAGTGAAGATTATTATTTAAGGTTTAATACAATAGATGAAGCAATTGATTGGTATGCAAATCGTTATGCCGAAAATTCAGAAAGTAGATATAAATTAATAGGTGATGCTAAAAAGGATTCACTTGCTTTTGCAAAATCATTATATGATTCTAAATATTATGAGGGCGATATCAACTTACCAGAAGCACAACGCCCGTATGTATACCAGCGTGGTATTGTGTCGCAAGCCAATAAGTGGCTATCAGGTGATCCATTAAGCGCAACAAATTATACAGAAGATCCATATTATTCAGACCCAGTAGAAGAAAGTATACCTTTAACGAAGCTTTCTTTCAAAGGTACAGTAATAGATGGCGTACAGGCATCCGAGACAACCAAACCTGCCGGTATTGCATCATTGGAGACAATGGAACAGGTGGCAAATATGAGAGGCAAGCTTCTTTCGCAAGAACTAGAAAATAAAGAATCCACAACAAAGAATAGAGCCACAACGGAAAATGTTGATTCACTAACAAAAGCCACTAAGGGTGCTAATGCTATCAATGCTGTAAATGCTGCGGTAGGATTAGGCTTAGGCATTTATGGCGCACACCAGATAAACAAGATGCAACGCCCATCTATGGTTTCTGCACCACAGATAGAAGCCGCTAAGATTAGGGATACAGGGGCACAGATGATGACTGCACGTAAAGGTATGATAGAACAGTCTGCTAATACGTCAAGGGAGGCTCTTAGACGCGCTGGAAGGTCTGACTTGAATGCTACCATTACTGCAGGGGAGACAAGGGCTCTAAACGAAGCTGCTGGCTCCATAGAGGGTATGAGAGCAAACATTAATGCCGCCAATGTTGCTGCAGAGAATAGAGTAAGGGAAATTAATGCTTCTACAAAGATGCAGGCTGATCAGTTTAATTCGCAGATACAGGCATCCTTTAATCAATTTAAGTCACAGCTTGGCTCGCAAAATTTGAGTACCACAGTACAGAATATATCAGCTAACTTAGGTGGTATAGCACAAAATAATTATGCAAAGGCACTAAGGGAAAGAGATGAGGATTTGCAACTAAGAATAGCAAAGATAAATGCATTAAATTTATAAGCGATGGCACTATATAATAATACAGCAGGATATATAAATACCGGCATATTGCAACCGGTAATATTACCATATCAGCAAAGAGGTACATCATCTGGTAGTACACGTTCATCATCGGATTCATCATCAGAGAAAGATAAATGGCTTGATGAATTGTCAGATATTGAAGCATTAGATGGAACAAAAATTGCCATCAGAAATCAATTTGTCGCATTAGATGCAATGGAAAGAAATTTACGTGAAATGACAAATTCAGTGATAATGAATGAGTCATCGTCTGAAATGGATATATCTAATGCTCTAAATCAATATAGAGAAGGTAGGGCACAGATAGAAAAAGCCAGATATGATATTATAATGTTTAAAGATAAATATAAACGTGATGTTGACTATTTCAAAGACGATATAAATTATGTCAAGGATGATGCCGGTGCTGCTGCATTAGCAATAGACTATGGCAATGTTGTATCGGGTGTACATAGTGAAGAAACTATGGCTGCTAATCTCTTTGGTGCTGCCAAAGATGGTGTGGTATGGACGCATGATAATGGTGCTATAATGAGTAAAGGAGAGTATCTAAATTATGCCGATGAAAGAGTATCATTAGATCCCAATTATGGTAACGATTATAAAAGAGTAGTACGTTCATCCACAGATAAACAATACAGAGATAATATATCTGCGGAACTAAAGAAAGCAGGTATTACATCAAGTATCACAATAAGTGATTTGTACGTGCAAAAGGGTAATCATAAGATGATAAATCCAGACTTGCTTGCCGGTAAAGGATATGTAAAAACCACACAATCGAGCACAGAGCAAAATGTGCAAATTATAATTGATAATATCTTTGATAAATTATCTGTTGCAGACAAGAACAAAGCTGCTGAGAATTTATTATCATCTGGCCTGAGTGTGGAGGTAGAATTGAATGGAGAGAAAAAAAATGTATCATATAAAGATCTGTCACGTCTTATTGCAGAACAGCATAAGATAGCACAAGATAACACAAAGACGCAGGAAGAGCGGTCTGCGGCAATAAGCAAAGGTATGGAATATGCAAAAACATTCAATGAGGGAGTAAAGACGCAAGCCTATGTTAATGCTATAGAGATGAATATGGGCACGAATTCACAAACATATAATGAAGCACTTACTGCAAGTGGCTCAGACTGGAACAATGAACTCAAGAAGAATCGTATGCAAGCAATGCTTAATCCTTCATATGCCGAAACACTGCAAATGATAGGGGATTCATATACGGTATCAATGTTTGATGATGAAGGAAAATTAAGAAATTATAGTGGCTCATTACGTTATTTCCCGAATAATCAGATTGCAGAAGATTATGTAAAGAATCAAGGTGTTGATCTTGATGATAAGGAAAAAATCTACACAGTTAGCGATATAACAAGCAGCTTTATTGTTGATGGGCGTATAGTAGATCCAATAGGAAAACATAACGATGAACTTGCGGGCATTGCTAATGGAAAGATATTAGCGATGAGTAAAATAGTTATGGTAGCTCCTCCTATAAAAAATGGGAAGATAGATAATACAGGTAAAACAGTATATATCTCAGCCTATGTTTCTGTTCCGAGAAAAGATGCGGAGGGTATAAAAGTATATCAAGCCGAAAAAGTTAGTGGTGATACATATCAAATAAATGATGAGAATGTCTCTTTGAATAGAGTAGCGAAAGCTGGAACATCAGATGCTGTATTTAAATCAAAGAGTGGGAGAAATCCTGAAGGAGTAAGTAGTGAGAAAGGCAAGGATGTTATTGTTCACGTAATGATACCTGTTACAGGTTATGGTATGGCCAGCAGTGGAACACCTAGTGACTATACAACTGCACAAGCGCAATTTGGCATTTCACTACAACAGCAACAGGAAGAAGATGCAAGTACAATAAATAAATACACAGTAGGAAATTAATAATATACAGATATGGCAAAAATAGATTTGTTAAGAATGGCACTTGATGAGGGTGCTCAACCTATGGATGTAGTAAGCCGTATAGGTGATGGCAACGAGATATATATTGGTGATGTAAAAGAGTATGAGACATACCTTAGTGAGAATAATAAAGATAATCCTAATGCCATAAATGCAGAATACTTAAAAGCACTATATGAGCAGACAAAGGAGCTACAAAGAATATACAATGATGGTTATTTTGTTCCTCAGCGTGAAGATCTTATTTCTCCTGTCATGTCAAATGCATTAAAGAATACAAATAATCTATCTTTCATGCAGCAGTCCAAAGTGTCTAATATCCCTTATATAAGTTCTGCTTTAAGTCCTCATGGGTTGCAGAATGTATCTAATCAAAAGAAAGATGCATTTAATGACCCGCAATATGCCGTATTTGAGAAAGGAAAATATACATATCTCGATAAGCCTGAAGATTGGGAGAAGCTGCCTGGTAAATTTGTTTATACTCCTGATCCACGAACCGGAGGGATGACGCTGATGTTAGAACTCGTACCTGATGGTGTAGGTACTGCAGGGCGTGATGAATTAAGTATATGGGGGCCTCCAGAAACATATGTAAAGAATTGGGTAGGAGCAACAGCAGCTAATGCGGGGGCTTTTATTTTTAGAGTACCAAAATATGCTATTAATACGGTACAAGGTATTGATGATTATTTTTCCATTAATATAGGCGGACAATCACGTGACATCTTTGATGATCAAGCGGCATTAGATAAATATGCTAATGAGATGTTTAATCTTCTACAGGAAGAATCAGACAAGAAACTTCTTAGTGATACATTAACACAGCAGGCAGTAGGGAAGAAAGAGCAGAATGAAGTACTTAAAGTCTTTAATTATTTAGAGAACAAATTACCTGTCACCGAAAGGCACAGAATGATGTCTATGCGTTTACCGAAAGATTATAAGCGTAGACAGGAAAAATACAATAAGTCTATAGATAAGCTTGCGTCCTTAGAGAATGTTCAATTTGACGAGATGGTCTATCTTTTAGAGCATGGAAATATAGGTGCATATATATATCAGACGGCCGCTGTATTAGCAGATATGATTCCACAAATAGCCATGTCATTTGCTACAGGTGGGTTAGGGGCTTTGGCAGCAGGTGCAGGAATAGCTAAAGCAATGACAGGTCGTGCTATTGGTGGTTTTATTGGTTCGATGATTGTAGGTGGTGGTCACGCAGTAGGCTCTACGTTAGAAGCATTACAGGATGCTGGGTTCTCAAAAGAAGAGATAGGTTCATGGATACCTGTTATAGCCACCGCTTTGCCTTTAACGGAAGGTCTTATTGGTGGTTCATGGATGGGACGCTATGGTACCAAGAGTGCTTTATCCACCTTTAAAAGGGCGATGGTTAATGATGCTAAAGAGCTATTTGCCAAGACAGGAGGCAAGTTGAGCTTTAGTGATGCGACAGAGATTACTCGTAAATCAGTTATGCGTTTCTGGGAGAATCCGAAGATAAAAGATTTCTTACAGAAGTCCTATTTCACACGAGAATTGCCAGCAGCAGTAGGCTTAGAAGCAATACAAGAAATATCGGAAGATCTAATATATAACTCTGTAAGTCTGGGCCTGAATAAAAATAGACCTGATTATTATAAAGGATTTATTGATAGTGGTATAAATGAATGGTTTGGAGAAGAAGGTGTCTTTAATGGTAAAGAGATGCTTCAAACAGCATTGATAACGATATTTGCTACCGGTATACTTGACACAAGCATGGCTGCCTTGCAGGGTAAGTTTAAAAAAGGATATAGCTCACGTATTCAAGAGATAGGTAAATCTGCATGGGCGCAAGAGCAGGCTGCAAAAGGTAAGTTGGGCATGTTTCGGGATATGGCACGTGAAGAAATGTCTACCTCAGATCATAATACTATATTTGGATCACGAAAGAATCTTTTAGCAGATATTGGTGCAGAGAATATTGTTATTCCGGCAGAGCAAGCAGGGCAATTTGCGGGAATGAATATAGGCAAACTGCAAGATGATGGTTCTATATTGATTGATAATTTAGCTGATGCACGATACATGGAATTTCTGCAAACAATATCTTTATATGAGAATATTGCTAATGAGTATCGTTTAAATGGCACTACAGTCAATTCACAGATGCTACACGAGCTTACAGATGCCGGGCAGAACCTTTTATCGTCAAATGCATTAAGTATCGCCATAGAGCTTAATAATGCGTCTGAGGAGCTTGCTAATTTTGAGAAAGAGAATAAGGATGTAGAAACATTGCAGGGTGAAAAGAAAAAGACCTATCAGCAATTACTAAGTAACAAAGAAGAACTACAGCGTAAATTATCCTATTACACTACATTAGAAGAGGGAACACAATACTCAAAGGCAGTAAATGATAATGTAAAGACATTTTTGTTTACATATGATCAGGCAGAAGAGAAGACTAAAGAGCAGATGAAGTTGCAGGAGTTAGATCTAAAGAATAAGAAGGTCTATAATACCATGCGCAAGAATTGGAATCTTAGATTACTAACAGAATATAATTATGAGCAGATAGCAGATGTTTATAAGGCAATGCTTAACGATAAAAATCGTGTCTTAGAAGAGCGGGCCAAATTATTGACACAGCTAAAGAATATTAAACCGGAGAACTTTGGTTCTATATCACAACAGACAGATGCATTTGTCGAACAGTTGACAAAGACATTGGAGTTGAAAGATAATAAGAAGTTTGTATCCGGAATGAATGAGGTGACAGCTCTATTTGATAATCTACAAAAGAATATATACTCCGAGATTAATAATCGTTTTATGCCCCCAGCCATGGTCGCAGAGATGACGGGCAAGTATACAAAAATATACGAAGATGCATTAGAGCGTTTAGGAGGGATAGCTTCTACAGAGGTATCATTAGAAGATAATCTGTTAAAAGCAGGTCTTGATGAGATGAATGCCATGCTGATAGCACAGTCTATAGAAAGTGGCGCAGAGCTTGAAAGCATTGGCATTTCTGATGAGATGAAAAAGATAGCAGCACCTATTGTAGAAGAAGCAATAGCGCCCGAGATGGCACGTAAGGTTGCAGTCCCTAAAATATATGATTTCTCTGAAATGATGAATAAATATGATAGCGAACTTCAAGAAAGAATAAGTGAGCTTTCAAAACCATTCACAATAACAGATGCCTTTAATAGATGGATAGAAGAAGTAGAGCATAAGTTTGAGAAAGCTATTAATGCTATGGATAAAGATGCTGATCCTATACCAAATAATGAATACTATGGTATGTCGCAAGAAAGGATAACAGCAGACATACAATACTATTGGAGTATAGCTGAAGCATTAAAGAAAAGCGATGATATGGCTAAACGTCTTGAAGGTAAGAAATTGTTTGAACAACATTCTACTAAAGACGAACAGGAGCTGCTTGGCATAATGAATGATGCAGAGAAAAGAAAAGTTATTGATGATAAATACAATTCGCTTAATGTGAAAAAGCGTGAGTTTGAACAAAAGGCCGGTATGCTTCTAATGAGTTCATTAGCCAAACAGAAACATACAGGTTCTATTATGCTTCAAACGCAGATACGCCATTTATTAACCATCATTGATAAACTCAATCTTAGAGAAAGCATAGATAAAGATATATATGAAGATCTTGTTGCTTTGAATATAGATGAGATTATTGAAGTTGAAGAGAATGGTGAGATAGAGAAGAAGAGTATATATTCTATGCGTGGTAATTATAATAGCGCAGTAGAAGCAAAATTACTTAAAGCTAATGTGGCTCGCATAAATGTTATAGACCATCTTCAAAATCAGAATATATTACAAGATAAAAAAAATAAACAGATATTATTAGAGCCTTTCACACTATTTCGTGATACAATAAACCCAAGAGGAACAAAAGGCACAACATCATTCTTGTCGTCTGTAAGTTTTGACGGTTCATTTGAGAGACCACAATGGGATGAAAACGGTAAGATGGTATCTTCATTGCTTATTTATGATGCTGCTGAATTACGCTATGATGCATCAAGGATAGATCTATATAGTGTAAATCCTTTGGTAGGCACAGAATTAAAGTCGGCACGAAAAGTACATGTAGAAGCATTACAGCAATATAGTTCACTTTTAGCTATACTTAATATAAACACAAATGATGAGAATATAAAGAAATACTCTTTGCGGAAGATATATAATGCACGTAAAAAGATATATGGCAATGTGAATAATAATCCCTCGACCTATGAGCAAACAATGGTAGAGGACAATGTTATTGCTTTATTGCTAGCGAATACTATTACAGAAGATATCAATGCGCTATTCAAAGACACAGCTACCATAACGAATATCAATAATGCCTTCATTATTCCTGGCGACTATGGCACAGGTAAAACACAGCATGTATTTCGTAGGGTATTGCAGATAATGAATATGATACAAGGCAATATCAAAGATAATTTAGATTTGGATATATACACGCCAAGCGAAAAACTTTCTGAGACACATAAGAATACATTTAAAGGTTTAGTAAGAAATATAACAGCGAAATCTTTCAATGATTTTGATACTATGGAAGGTGCAAAGAAAGGTGCTGTAAAGTTTATAATCATTGATGAAGGTTCATTACTTAGTGGTTTAAATAATAATGAGATTGAGAAGATACAAAAACGTGCTGCTATAGGAGAAGGTAAAACAAAAATCATTATTCTTGCTGATATAAACCAGATGCGGCAAAAAGAGGATATGAAAACGAATGACAGGTATCCTCCTATCATGCGCTATGCATTTAAGACAGCCACACTTACAGAGCAATTCAGTACCGACTCACCTATCATACAGCAACATGCCGCCTATTGGAAAGCACGTGCATCTATAAAGACATCTGTAGATACCAATATCCCTATGGGGTATTATGAAACACATAATGGTCATAACTATGGTGTACGCTTTAATAAGACAGAGACAGAGATAGCTCAAAACTTTTTAGGTGCAACAAATTTAAATAAGGCATTGATATTTGAAGATTACTATCATTATCAGGAATTTATTAATTCTGCATCGGCAGAGATGCGTAATAGCTTGACAGACCCGAAGAATAATGATAAGATATACTTTTTATATTATGAAGGCAAGCCAACAGATAGAGTAATACAGGGACTCAGGGAAGAAGAAGTATACCTTATGCGAAATCCATATCAGATGTTTTTTGGTAAAACAAAAGGTGAGCAACAGTATAATGACTTCGTAGGAGTGTATACGGCGGTCGGTAGAGCCTCCAAATTCTTGAACATGAACATTGGTGCCACAGCAACAGAGAAAATGGCTACAGAGCCCTCTAAAGCGTTTTCTATTGGAAGAATAGATGACAATAGTAAGCTTAATAAAGATAAGGTCGATGCTATGCGTTTAGAAGCCGAAAGATTGTTTACTGAACTTGCAACAGAAGATGAGGCAGAAAAAGGTGCCAAAAACGTTGGTGAAGAAGCAGCTAATCTTATAGAAGAAGGCGAAGAGAAAGGATCAGGAACAGTACCATTGGAATATGAAGAAGGTAATGTAATAAAGATAGCTTATAAATCGTGGGCTTCTGAAGAAGAGGGAAGAGATGTATATGCATTCAGCATACCTAATTATGGTACATATGAAATAACGCTTCCTAAAGATGCGGAGAAAGTTGATATTGCTATAGCAGCAGAAAAGGTTTATGAAAGCGTATTAGCAGAAGCAAAGATCAAAGGGAAAACAAAAAATAAAGGTGGCAAAATAAATAAGCTGAGTTATACAATAAAAAACGCTGATACCACATATACAATTAAGGTAGGAGATACCACAAATAAAGGAGATATATTTGAGATATACACACAAGATAATATATTAAACGTTGCGGTAATAAGACCAGATGGCACTAAGGAGATATTAAATGGTGCAGGTCTTGTTGGATTGACTGTCCTGGATGCAAACGAAGATATAGATATAAAAAAGGCATTTACAAGTCAGGCATTTATGTTTGATAATTTTAATGCAATATATGGAACGCCATATATGAGCTTTGGAGAACCAACAGAAGAGTATGAAGCTATACGTGCACTAAGGGCATATATAGTTCATAATGCTGCTGCATTAAATATAAAGATGAAGATGGTTGCTTATCCGCAGCAATCAACATATTTCGGTCAGACAAACACATTAGAAGAAGGTTTCAGACTTGTTATAGATTTAGATGGTGACGTTGAGAAGATTCTGCTATCTCTAAATCCAAATGCAATAAAAGAGGGTGCAGTAAAGGAACTTATTAAGAGCATCAATAAAGATAACGTAAAGAACTATGTTGAAGATCTAAGGCACATGGCAATGGTAGCAGCACCTTTGGTATCTCCAATGTATAAAGCAAAGAATGGGCGTATAGTAAAAGAGAAGCCCTACTATTTCACACTAGAAGGCGATCATAGTAAGCTGATTCCTCTTATAATAGATAACTACAATAAGGTTATAGATGCTGTAACTGATGAAAAGATAAAGATGCAGCTATTTCAACAAATGGGAGCACAAATAGCTATTGCTGAGATGTATATAGCACATATCAATGATATAAAAAAGAGTAATAGCAAATCACCAAAACCAATAGACAATGCAGTAAGAGAGAATACATATGTCAAAGTAGAATATGATAATAAGATACAAAAACCACTTCCTGTATTCTTGGATACATTAAAGAAAAGTGGGCGTTTCTTCTTTGATGAGGATTCAATGGCAAATCTTAACTATGATGAACATGGTAGATTGCGGTTCTATTTTACAATGCAGCCGATAGAAGGAATAAAACCACACAGCTTTATTGTCAATATAAAGACATTAAAACAATCTGGTGCTGTTGCTGTACAAAAGATGATGGAAGAGGATAAGAAAACATTGGCTGCTATAACAACTAATAGTGATGTATTTGATAGTAGAAATGACAAGATATCTGCCGCATTTGATGCATTTGAGAAGGCTATAAGATTGACACATGCATATAGAATACTTGCAGCAAATAGGGCAAACTTAACATCAGCGAATAATAAAAATCAAAAAGCAAATAAGCTATATAGTAAATATTTTCAATTTGGTTATAAAGGTGGGTTTATAAATATCAATGGTGAAACGACAAATGAAAAGAAAGAAAACCTTTCGACATTAATAGATCTTATATATACACAGTGGCAAGATGAGTTATATAATTATGTCACCAGAAATGTAGTAGAGGAGAATGGAGTAAAGAAATTGAAAGGTTTTCCTGAAAGTGAATTGGACAAGATGTACGTTCAGATACGTAACATTAATGACGAACACTTCTTTTTTAGCTTAGATAATGGTATAACAAAGAGTGTTGGTAATGCTAATGCACAAACATCATCAAATGAAGAAATAAGTCCAGATACTAATACTAAAAAGAAAAAGAAAACGTCATTGTTTCAGGAAGCAGCTACAGATACATTTGATAATGAATATATTTTGGAGCAGCAGGCTAGAGAAGCAATGAAACCGATCTTTGGCGAAAAATTTACAAAACAAAAAATGATCTTTGTAAATGGCTTTATCAACCATAATGGAAAAATAGCAACAGGTATGGCAGAAAACGGTTATATGTATCTTGCCAAGACAGCAAGAGGTATACGGTTCTCCACACCATATCATGAGGCTATGCATATTATATGGGAAGATTTAATAGATCCTGTAGCACGTAAGAAGTATGAGCATCTGGCACGTAAGATAGCATTAAAAGAAACAGGGAAAACATTATATGGTACAGATTTAAAAGAGTGGATGGCAAGTGACTTTGCCAAGAGAGTAGCTTATAGACAAAACAAGCTTACTCATGATGATATCTCTGAGTCATGGAAGGTAAATGCTAAAGAGATGTCATTGTGGCAAAAATTTAAAGCTGTAATGAACGATATACTCAATTTCTTTGTTAAGTTCCGCAATCGTATGGACATATTCTATGATGAAATACTCAACGGTAAATACAAAGAACAAAACTTATCCGGTAATACATACAAATATTTTGAAGAAGAGACAAGTGATAACTTTTCAACACCAGAAGAGGAAGCGTATGAGAACGATGAAAGGACAGATAAGGTAAGGCAATATATAAATCTAAAAAAGAATGTCCAGACAATATTTCCTGATGCGACACAGATCCTCACCAGGATAGAAAATAACATAAGGTATAATATGCTAAAGACATGCTATTTAGGAAATCAATATATACCTAATAATCCAAATATGCATGATATGCATCAGGGCCTTATGGATGAGATTGAGACCTGGGAAGATTATAATGAAGAGATAGGTAATATGCAGGTTCTTGTGAATGGGAATTTGACATTGGTTAAAGATCTCAAACCTGAAGACTACAATAATATTGAAGCACCAACAGGAGAAACATTAACAGAGAGAGTCAATCTTGCTAAGAGTTATATGCGTACCTTCTATATCAGTAAAAGGGAAAATGTTATAATAGTAATGCAGCATATGATTCCGCATTTCAATCCGGATGATGATTATATAAAAAGAACAAAGAATACCAACACGCAATTTGAAAAAGATAATTATGATCCATATACTGATGGCTTTACTACAGAGCTAAAATTGCATATGGCTTCAATACCAAAGATAAGATTGCTAAATGGTCGTCTCGAAATAAACGAAGAAACAGGAGGGTTCATAGATCAAAGAGCAGCCGAAAATGCGTATTTATATCTCGGTGATAAAGCCAGAGAGATATATAAACTTGACTATGCTAAAGATCCTGATCAAGCAAATATGACTACTGCATTTGAAAAAGCATTGGCTAATGAAATAAATGGCTTATATGATGGACAAACTAATGATGATGGTACATTCAAAAGTGTAAACCTAGAAGTATATGTTTCTTTGGCAATGAAATTCTTTGGCATTAATGTCTATGCGTTATTTGATGGGAACAGATATTATAATGAAGATAATACGGAATTTTATCCATTAAAGAATATAGCAGGTATCATAATAAATAAATATAAAGGAAAAAAAATAGATACTGAAATTGCTTTGGCCGAAATGCAAAGAGCAAGACACATAGCTCAATTCTTATCAATGTTTTCCACTAATGCAGCATCAAAGAAGCTAACAAACAATTCAAAGCAAGTTATAAGTAAAGTAAAAGAAGATGTATTCACTGATACATATGTACAATACAGTAAAAATATCTATGACTTTATAAATAATAACATGAAGAATGCGCTGAATGGAAAATTTCAGTTTGGAATGTTATATAACAAAAAGGCCATAAAAGATATTAAGCGTTATATTGATATAGACGAAGATAATTCTATTAGCATAGCTGGTGAAAAGTTTGTCACTGTTCGTAGAAATGAAAAAGGCTTAAAGCGATATATATATACATCTAATTTAAATGCTAATAGGTATATATCATTGTATGATATTATTAAAAAGTCTATTGGTTTACCCAAGAATGCACTAAGTAATAGAATGTTGCGACGTTTGTTCAGAGAAAATGACAATATGCCGGCAGCTATCAGAGAATCTATTATGAATCAAGCCATAAAGAATACAAACTTCAAATTGCATGATGCTTTGAATTCTATGGGTGCAAGAAGCATGTTTGAGCAATATGTGGCAAATATCATATATGCTAACATGGCACAGATAACCAGCTTTGATTTGGATATAACATATAGTGTAAATGGCCAGACAGAGAAATATAATAGAAACGCAGACATACGTGAGCATGTAAGTGCATTAGGAGATATATTGCAAAAGAATAATGACAGTACAGTTACAATTAAGTATAAAAATGATAGTGGTAAATTTGTATCTATAAATGGTACAGGTATGTCTTTACTTGGAAAACTCTTTAATGAGAAATTCCTTGTGAGCAAGCTTCCAATGTTGTCGCCTGTATATGATTATATAAGTAAGTTGGGACTGCAGAACGTTCTTAAAACAGGTAATGCAGATGAATACTTTACGTCTATAGGTATACCTTTACCCACACCAGCACAATTCTATCCTATTACAGAAGCTCTGGCAGCATACGTGGCCTCTCAGACAGGTAACAACAAGTGGCAGACAGTGCGTACACCTAACAAGAAAACTAAGCCTGTGGTGCAAGGGAGTAGCATTATGAACGATATAGCCGATGGCTCTGCTTCACGTATGAACATGATAAGTGCCTTTTATGAGCAGCATGAAGAAGCAAAAGCACTATCACCATATTTCGATAAGAAAGGCAATAGTTTAATTCCTTATATGTCCGGTAATGCAACAGGTGGCACTTTATCTCTTGATCATGTCGATTCATTTATGGGACTTGAAAGAAATTATGGCGGGCAATATACGATGGGGAAAAATGAAATAAATACACACGACTTTTTCCTTTCCGCATATAATATATTCATGTCGAAAGTAAAGAAGTCTACTACCTATACTCAGGTAATAGCTACACCTGTTATGACTATTTCATCAACAGGAAAGACATATATATTGAATCACATTTTCCGCAATGAGAAAGGGCACATAGTAAATGTGACACGTACAGATAATCGTACACGTGTTGAGTTGAATTATGAATTGGCTAAAGCACAAATCGTCAATCAGGTAAAAATCATAGAAAGAGAGATAGAACTTGCACGTCAACGCTTTAATGATTTTATTAATGATGTTAATGCAATAATACCTGAGAAGAATCTACATATATCATTAGGAGTAACCGAAAAAACGAATAAAAGGGATATAAGCAGAGATGAATTCATTCAGAATAATGCTGAGCTGATAAAGAAGCAACTTGATAAATTGCCATTAGAGTTACGTATGGAGATTATAGAGATGGCACGTAAGAGCAATCTGGCAAAAGGGAAAGACATTATTATTGATGATGCTAATCTTTCATTTAGCATGGGAGAAGTCGTCATGGATGACATAAAGGATTTGACACATGGTAATAATATATATAACAAAACGAACCGGGAAGCATTATTAAAAGCAAGCGACAAAGAGGCTGAGAAAGTTCTAAAGAGTATATTTAGAGATGACTTTATAAGCTTTGTTGATTATATGACCGAAATAGGTCTTGATGCCGAATCAAGTTTTGTGCGCAATATGATAGATGATGCATTCTATGATAAAGAGAATAAGACATTTGAATTTTATAAGAAAGATGCATCAGAGGTGAAGAGCCTAAATAATAGCTTATTTGCTTTCTATATGATGTTCCATATCAGCAATAACGCTTTCGATATACTTAATGGCAATCCATTGAGTTATAAGGG